ACTATCTTGATTGCAGCGCACAAGTATACCGGCGCACAAGAAATCATGCAGCGAGTACGATATGCATACGAACTTTGTCCAGACTGGATCAGAGCTGGTGTTACCAGTTATAACAAAGGCTCAATTGACTTTGAAAATGGATCACGTATAGTTTCACAAACAACGACTGAAACAACTGGCCGAGGTATGTCAATTACGCTACTATACTGTGACGAGTTTGCGTTCGTTAGACCCACTATTGCCAAAGAGTTTTGGACATCCATATCACCTACACTAAGCACTGGTGGTAAAGCAATTATTACATCAACTCCGAACAGCGACGAAGATCAATTTGCATACATCTGGAAACAGGCAAATAAAAAAATAGATGAATACGGAAACGAGCGTGCAGACGGATTGGGTGTAAATGGATTTAAAGGATATCAGGCCAATTGGTGGGAACATCCAGATCGCGATGAACAGTGGAAAAGTGAAGAAATTGGTAGAATTGGTGAAGAACGTTTCCGACGAGAACACGGCTGTGAATTCTTAATTTTTGACGAAACACTGATAAACTCTATTACATTGTCCGAACTGCAAGGGAGAGATCCTGTGGAATTACAAGGGCAGGTACGTTGGTATCAAAAGCCGCAACGAGATAAAACTTACATTGTTGGGTTAGATCCTAGTTTGGGCACAGGTGGCGACCCGGCCGCTATACAAGTATTTGAATTGCCCACGATGATACAAGTGGCCGAATGGCAGCACAATAAAACTCCGGTGCAGCGGCAAATTACTATTCTTAAAGAAATTTGCGAGTACATTCATGATACCATTGGTACTACCAACGATATATACTACAGCGTTGAAAACAATACTTTGGGCGAAGCTGCGCTTGTGGTCATTGCTGAATTTGGCGAAGAAAATATCAAAGGCACATTCATGAGTCAGCCAGTAAAAGCAGGACAGGCCAGAATACACAGAAAAGGGTTTACTACCACAAACAAGACAAAATTGGCTGTGTGCGCCAAACTAAAAAACCTAGTAGAAAATCGAAAAATTATCCTTGCTAGTAAAAACTTAATAAGTGAGTTAAAAAATTTTGTGGCCAGTGGAGTAGGTTTTGCAGCTAAAATTGGAGAAACAGATGATTTAGTAACCAGTTTACTTTTGGTACTAAGAGTGGTACAGGCGCTACAAAGTTATGACTCAGAATTAGACGAAAAACTTCGTGATAATACAGATGATTACATTGCCCCAATGCCTTTTATAATGTTATAACGATAAATAATATATTATGCGCGAACTAGACAAAATATCAGCAGCTTTATTTGATAAAATACGTGCCCGATTTGATCATGTCAATCTTGGGGACGAAAATGCACAAAGAATTACTGATCCTGAATCAGCACGTTTCTTTAACTTTGACTATATTAGTGAAAGTGGAGAAAACTTTGGTAATGTGACTATAAGTCTTATTGACGAGGACAGTGTAAAAGTATACTTTGGATCAAATATTACAGACGCACTCGACGAAGAGCAAGAAACAGAATGGTATAAATTTTTAAGAGGATTACGTGAATTTGCACGTAGAAATATGTTGTCCTTTGATGTTCGAGATATTAATCGCAGCAATTTGGATTTAAAAGATATCAAACAGCAGAGTGTGTCGGACGCAACATATGACAAAGAAGAATTAGCGATTGCTGAAAGCAAGTTGTACGGACATGGAAATAATCGCCGAATAAGTTTTGGTGATGTTGGTACACACAAGTTAATTATTAAACACCGAGATCAAATTGATCCAGACAGACACGGTGCTAGAGCAAGACAAATTGAACATCTGTTTATCGAAACGCCAATTGGCGAACGCTTTTTACTAGATCATAACAATTTGCACGGTGCAAGAGCAACAGCCAATCATTTGCGCCATGGTGGCAACATTGGGGATGAAGGCAGTCAACTTATCAACGAAATGGTCAAAGAAATGGCCAGCATGCGACATTTTGTTCGTAGCATGAAAAATAGAACTTTTGAGGATGCAGAAACTTCAGGTATGGTTGAAGCTGCTATACATCGCTATAATGAAGTTCGAAACAATTTGAAACGTTTTCAAGGTCGTCAAGGGCACGAACTACTAATGAACATGTGCGGCCAATCGCAGGATCTTGACGAAGTTGATGTTGATTCCCTGCGTGAACGTTTTGTTAAAAAAATATACGACGACAGGTTCAATGAAGCATTACCTTATGTTTACCGGGCTTACAAAAATAAACAAAAAATGGACACACCAATGACATTGGAGTTTGAATCCTGGGCAAATGAGATATCAGAACAAACCTGGGACGACGACACCGACGACAGAGACGAACAAGATTTAAATACTCTCATGCAAGCTCCTATAGCAGTAGGTGTTGATGCAGCAGATTCAATTGCTGCAATTTCGTCTATTGACTTTCTCAAGAGTGAAGATCTACATCAGGCTCTAATAAAGTTAAGTAAAAACCAAGGACCAGATGCCGATGCTAGACGAACCATTATTGGTTGGTTAGCATCAAATGGAGAAAACGCATTGGCCAATCAGTTCATGCAGATAATGCAACAACAAAATGCCAATACACAGCCGGCACCACCTCAACCCGTTCCGCAACCACAACCAGTTGGAGCCACAACAATGGACCAACCAGTGGTACAAGAAGATTTGGATCTGATGAAACGTTTGGCTGGTTTGGTTAAAAAATAATTAATTTTCATTTGACTTGATAAATAGTATTGTTATACAATTGCACGGTGCAGTTGTATATCTAGGCACAAACATTATGGCATTTTATAAGGAGAAACATTATGGCCACATCTTTAGCAGAAATTCGCGCAAAACTACAAGCGCAAGAAACACGTTCGCAAGGCGGACAATCACAAGGCGATAACGCCATCTACGCACACTGGAACATTCCAGAAGGCTCAAGCAGCAAAATCCGATTCTTACCAGACGCAAACGCAAAGAATGATTTCTTTTGGGTAGAGCGACTAATGATTCGCTTGCCATTTGCAGGCATCAAGGGACAATCAGATTCCAAACCAGTTGTTGTACAAGTACCGTGTGTTGAGATGTATGGCGACGCCTGTCCAATCTTGGCCGAAGTACGCACTTGGTTCAAAGACCCTGGTCTTGAAGAAATGGGTCGTAAGTATTGGAAAAAGAAATCTTATCTATTCCAAGGTTTTGTAAGAGAAAATCCTCTAGCGGATGACAAAACACCAGAGAATCCAATTCGTCGATTTGTTATTAGTCCCCAGATTTTTAATTTAATCAAGGCTGCACTAATGGATCCAGAACTAGAAAGCATGCCTACTGATTACACTGCTGGTTTAGATTTTACTGTTACTAAAACAAGTAAAGGTGGTTATGCTGATTACAGCACCAGCAAATGGAGCCGTAAAGAAACTGCGCTGACTGCACAAGAACAAGCAGCCATTGACTCACATGGACTGTACAACTTGAGCGACTTTTTGCCCAAGCGTCCAGGCGAAGTTGAACTTAAAGTGATCAAAGAGATGTTTGAAGCCAGTGTTGATGGTCAGGCATATGATCCAGATCGTTGGAGTCAATACTTTAAGCCTAGCGGCTTTACTGGTGGTAAGGGTAGCGATGACACAGAATCCGCTGCACCAGCGCCAGTAGCAAAGGCAGCACCTGCTCCAGTTCAGTCATCTACACCTTTTGAAGCTGACGAAGAAGATGACGCACCTGTTGCAACTGCACCAGTGCAAGCACCTGCTGCGAAACCTTCAAGTCAGAAAGCCGAGGACATCTTGGCTATGATTCGTAATCGTAGTAAGCAATAATACGGCCAGGGCCTCTGCCTCTTTTGGTACGCCCGGGTTATCCTATAATGATCAAATCAATTGGCTTTGCGTTAGATCCAACTAACGTTCCTAGTTTTCTATTAGATTGGGAATTGACTAAATTATGCAATTTAGATTGCAGTTATTGCGACGTCGGAATAGATGGCGGACACGACAACTCGACTCGACACCCTCCTCTAGAAGAATGTCTAAGTACCATTGACTTTATGTACGAATATGTTGATCTATATATGCAACATAAAAAACCAAGTCAGCGTAAGGTAATTTTAAATGTATACGGCGGCGAAAGCATATTTCATCCACACATTGTTGAAATATTACAAGCCTGCAAAGAAAAATATTCTTTGTACAAAGATAGATGGTATTTAACTATAACCTGCACTACCAATGGAATAGTAGGACCTAATCAATGGGAACGGATAGTTCCGTTAGTCGATGAGTTTTCTGTTAGCTATCATGCAGAAGTACTACCCAAGCAGCGCCAACAATATTTAGATAACGTACTTTATCTTAAAGAACAAAATAAAAGATTCAAGTGTGTCATTCTGATGCATAATGATCCTGTGTATTTTGCAGAGTCAGAAAAAATTATTGAATTTTGCAAAGAACACAATTTACGGTATGTCGAAAAACCATTGGACAATACCGAAGAACAATGGGCATATACTCCAGACCAATTTTCTAGATTAAAAACTTTTTGGATGAATGTTGTTCCGGCTTCTAAACAACAAGAATACGAAACTGATTTAGACTCAGTGGGCAGCGAAGATAAAATACAAAGTATATCCGAAGGCCGACCATGCTGCGGCGGTCGAAAGTTGAGTATAAATGGAGATTTAAAATCTTGTGTATCGTTTGTACCCAAGCAGGGATTTAAAAATTGGTATTGTAGTGTTAATTGGTTCTTTTTATTTGTGCGGCAAGTTGACGGAGCGGTATATACCAATAAAGATTGCCGCATGAGTACTACTGGACGAGTCGAACCGTTGGGTAATTTAAATAATAGACAATTGATATTATCACAATTAAAGACACAACTTGACAGCTCCAATCCTCCTGTTATACAATGTGTAAAAGACATTTGTATGTGCGGATTCTGTGCTCCAAAATCGCAAGATTTAAATGATTATAAAAAATTATTAAGTAGAAATTTATCAAAGGAAAATTATTATGGGCAAACCATTTGACGTAAGCAAATTTCGCAAAAGTATTACAAAAAGTATTGACGGTATCTCCGTTGGATTCAACGACCCAACAGACTGGATCTCCACAAACAATTACGCTCTTAACTATCTTATTAGCGGGGATTTTAATAAGGGTATTCCAATGGGTAAGGTTACTGTGTTTGCTGGAGAGTCTGGTGCAGGTAAAAGCTTTATCTGCTCAGGAAATCTGGTTAAGAACGCACAA